TGGAATATTTGAAACTGATGCCGTTCGGGAATCTCGCTAGCTCATCGACGATCTGCTCGATGCTGTAGCCGGTGCTGGCCAGGTGCCAAACCGCTTCCTGGAATTTCTCGCTGCGCTCGCCTTCCGGCGCGCCATTTTCAATGATCTCGCGATAATAATCGCGCTGCGGCCCGGCAGTATTAAAGTTGAAATTTGTGCCGCCATTGCCATCGAATCGCGTCAGTAGGCTATCGAGATAATCATCGATCGGTCCGAGCTCTTCGCAGGATCCTTCCTGCAGTCCGGAAATGGTGATGTAACGCGCGGTGTCGCGATAGAGCTCGAGCGCGGCGCCGTTGTTGCGGTTAAGCATGAATTTGCGATGCAGCTCGCCGCCTTGTGACCGGCCGATAAAGCGCAAGCCGCAGCCGGAGACGGTGATCTCGCGGTACAACCCAAGATCATCCGCTTCGGCACAGAGCTGCTCGGCCCAGTCGGCCAGTTCGCCGGTTTGCGCGTCCCGCGCGTGATCCAGATCGGCGGCGGCAATCGTGGCGCTCTGCAGCATATAGCCGATACCGTCAGCCTGGCCGGCCAGCACTGCGGCCACGGCGTCGCTATAGCTGGCCCAGGTTGTCGGATCATTTGAGCGCGCATTGCAGTGCGGGTTGCGCGCCTGGCGCGGCGGCTTGGTCCATTTTGATTTGCGCAATTGCCATGGCCACACCACCCAGCGGGGCTCTTCGGTAAGCGGCTGCAGCGCCTTCGGCAAGTTACTAAGATCCGCGGCATGGGTTTGCGGTTTCGCGGGCATACTTACCACCTAATTTTACGAAGATTGCCAACAGATGCTTGGCCTGCTTTGGCGTTGGATCTCGCCATAGCGTGTTGCCGGCCATGTCGTTGATGAAGGTGCGTTCCCACTCGCTGCGCAGTCGCGCGATGTTGTTCTGACAGAACAATGCGATTTCCTGCCAGCGCGGCTGGCCTTCAACGTCATAGAATTCCGGCGGCGCCTGTTCCTTGCGGATCTCTTGCTTGCGCCCCTTCTCGACGCCCGTGGCGAAGATAATCTCGGCGTCGGCGTCGGAATATTTTCTTTCCTCGATCTCGCCCTGATGATTCTCGATGACGATGGCGATATCGTTAAAGCTCAGTCGCTCCGCGGCCAGAGTCCGCTGCATCATCGTCACAGCATTGGCGCGCTCGCCGTTGTGTGGTGACGCCAGCAGGCGCAACAGCTTGGCAATACGCTTGGCGATCGGCTCATTGAGTGTGCTCATCGCCATTCTCTTGGGCATAGGCCAGATCACAGCCAATGAAGTCGCAGCCGAGTCGATGAGCGGCGCGCATGACGACGAAGCTGCCGGCGGCCGGATCGACCACCAGATCGCCCGGAGACGTGATTGCCTCGATCAATGCGCTGATGAGCCCAACGGGTTTGATGTGTGGATGCAGCTTGCGGTCGACTTTCTCGGGCCAGCGATCGGGTATCGTCGGCCGCGTTCGCCAGGTGGCTCTACCGACAATCGGTTCCTTTTGTAGCGCCACCACATAGTCGCCACGGCGTCGTGCCCGACAGCCGTTGCTGATGCGAAGATTGTCCCATGCAATCATGTCGACGCATTGCAGGACGTAACGAAGGCGTAAATGAACGCCTTCGCAGACCTGAAACGTGTTTTGCCACCGCATCAGATAACCGGACGGCATCAGCACGCGCGCCATCTCGCGGCAACACGCTTCGATATACTCGCTTGACATCTGCGGCAGCTTGCAGCGCTGGCGCTGGCGCGCGCCCTCATTGCCGTACTTAAGCTTGTCCAGATTGTCGCGATGCTGCGGGTCGAAGAACCCCAGCGGCGTACAGCTACTGGGCAGCGATTGCAGCAGCGTCAGGGCATCGCCGTGCTGGGCAACATTGCGCTGATATATTTGCGTCATCAGCATCGCCAGCACCTATCGCGATGGCCGCACATCTTGCAGCGCCAATCGCTTGGATCATCAGTAATGCGCGGCAACAGTTCGCCGGCTTTGGTCGCCTTGATCACGGCGACAGCGCGGTCGCTCATTGCCTGCGCCAGCTGCGCGTCGAATGGGACCAAAAAGTGCAGTCGCTCGCACGTGTCCGCGTTTGTGACGCTGAACAGCGCCGGATGATCGATGACGTCGAGATAATTTTGGTAGATCGCAACCTGTCCGGCATAGGATGTATACAGCCCGGTCAGGCCGTTGCGCTCGACAGCTTTCCAGCCCTTGTCTTTGAGGCATTTGTGCTCCCATAGGCACGGGAATCGCAGCGCCGGTAGCTGCGGCCCGGCAATGAGGATTCCATCGGCATGACCGCGGAATAATCCACCGGCGGTTTCGAATCTCAGTCGCACTGGTGGTGCGAATCTAAATCCGGCGGCAACTAGACATCGCCGCATCTGGTCTTCGAAGAAATGCCCGCGCAAAAAAATAGTCTTGGTGCGTACTGGAAAGATCGGATCCACCATCCAGGAATATTGAATTTGGCGTAAACATTCTGAGCCAATCGCGCTAGCGCCCAAATACTGGCGATGATTCTCGCTCGGTGGCTCGGCGTGCTCGATCAAATCGTTGATCAGCTGATTGATCGGTCGATCTGACAGGTTCGAGCGATTGAAATCCAGCACGGTGCTCATTCTTTTTCCTCATACAAGCCCACGCATCGCATGCCGTGTTGCCGCAGCAATCCCTTCAGCACCCAGCGCAGCGCTCTGATGCCGTCCACTCCCGGCAATGGCTCGAGCGTCATCACGAACCTCACAGGGTGAAAGGGATCGGATTATTGGACTCCGCGAGTTCTGATTTCTGCAAGATCTTCTTGCCGGCGCCCTGATCCCGTGCGATTTCCGCCGCGCTAATCAATCGCCACGCTAGCAGCAGGAAATTCACCATGAGATCTTTTGGCCAACCCTTGAGCGGCAGCGTCCAGTCGATACCGGGCTGGTCGGCCAGCGGCGGCAAAATCGATGTGACAACGGCAACGTCACCAGGGGACGGATTGAGCCCAATGGCGCGAACGACTTGCTCGTGATCCAGTCCCTCCTCGATCGCCTGCTCGCAGCGGGTCTGAATCCAACCAAAGATCGCCGCGGTGATGAGCCAGCCCCATTGCAGGTCAGTGAGCCTGCCGACCGGCGTCATCGGCGGCAGGCCGGTGCTGTTAAGCGCGATCTTGCGCACAGCGGCGATCGCAGCCGCGGTGGCTTTATCTTGCCACTCGTTTTCCTTTTTTGAGATCTCGCCCACGATCACCGTCCCCACTGCGGCCGTCCGATCGCACCTGCCGGCGGCGACGTTGTTGACGCTGCCGGCGCCGCACTATTCGAAGTTTTGACGCTAATCTGTTCCGGCTTGTGTCGCTGCCAATCCGCCGATTTCGGCGTGATGACTTGGAGAATGGTATTTTTGGCTGGATGGATACCTTGCGGCGGTCGTACACCAAGGCGGGCGACAAAGCGCAGCTGATCAAAATCCGCCCAGCCCGAGACCTTGCGGGCGTTCTGTGCCGTCTTGCTGGTATCGTCCGGCTTGGTTCCGCGCGCGCTTTCCAAGATCGCCTTCAGGGCTTCGCGCGAAATTCTGCCGGCTTCAGCGTGCCCGTCTGTCGTGCCGTGTATGATGTACGGTTGCCAAAGTTTTTTCTTGGCATATTGCTCGGGGCTGACGACTGTAAATTCGCAGTCGAGATATTCGGAATCGCCCTTGTCGGTGGTGGCACGCTTGAGCCAACCATCATCGCCAGCGCCGCCGCGGCGAATCGTCATTTGCAAGACGACCACTGTGCCCGCCGGAATGACGTCGAAGCTGCGCGCTTCGCCATCGGCATTAAAGTCAAAGTTGGTATTCGCCGCTGTATCAGTCATGGGTTTTCTCCTTTCGGGTTGGGATCATGCTGATTGGTGAGTTTGCTGAGTAACCTGCCGAGATTCGGCTCTTCGATTGGCTCGAGCCGTCCCGAACGATCTTTCGCCGGATAGCCCCATTGATTAGGATTGCTGCAGACAAAGCCCCGCAGCGGCGGCTGGTTGTCGTTAAAATTGAGAAATTCGTAAGTGATGATCTCGTCGATGATGCCAGGCAACTCGCGCGACGTCTTGCTGCCCTCGGCCTGTAATTGCCACTCGACATGCTTGAGCTCGTCGACGACACGTTCGAGAATGCCGACGAAGATCACGTTCTTGGCGCGCGCGTGCTGCAACTGATTCAGCCACAGCACCATCTCGCGACCATGCAAACCATAGGTACCTCTTAAGTCTTTGCGACCGCTGCGCTCGCTATACGATTCTGGTTGCTGTTCGGCCCAACGAAATGACAGTCGCGAGATCGCCGTCAGGCTATCGACGAAAATGTTCTGATACTGATCGAGATTTTCGAGATAGCCGCCAATCGCCTCGAAATGCGCCGGTGAATAGCAGGCGGTCGGCGGGAAGCTTTTATTGGGTCCGCCGATTCGACACGCCAGATCCCGAGCATCCGGCCAATCATCGATCCGAATGGTCGGCGCGGGCCAATCGAGGATGGATAAATCGCCGGCCTCGCAATCGATGAATAAGGTTCGTTCGGGATCGAGCGTGCGCGCTTGCCAGGTCTTGCCAATGCCAGTTCGCCCCTGCAGCAAAACCTTGGCACCGCGGATTTCGCGCAAGCGTTCGTCGGCGCTGATGATCTGCATGACGCCTACCTTTTGATCTGAGTGAGCAACAACCGCGCCGCCGCGGTCTTCTGGTCGGCCAAGGCTCGGATTCCGCCGGCGGCAAAAGCAGCGACAGCTTTCAGCAAATCCGCCAGGTGCTGTGCCGCAGTGGCGTCAAATGCGCAGTGCGCGCCGCCGGTGAGTTTGGCAATTTCGGCATAGATCTCGGCGATATGCGGATCGTTGCCTTCCTGAAACATAAAGACCGGCGCGCTGAGTTCGCGCGCTGCGACGTACAGATCAGCCGGCGTTTCCTCGCAGGAATCCGAAACAATAATCAGCGCGTTGATCGGCTCATGCGCATGCTCCCGGGCGGCGTGGTTTAACACCTTGCCGATTTGTGTATGCCCACTTGCGCAGACCACGCCCGTCATCGCCGCGGCGAGCGACTGGGCGTCGGATTTCCATCCCGATGCGATGCATTCGTCGTAACCCCTGAAATAAACAAGTTCCACCTCGAGTTCGCCAACCGTGGCGACGGTTTCGAACATCTGCGCTTGGAGATGCGAGGCGGTGTCCCAGCCTTCTTGTCGGCTTGCTGTTGCGTCGACGCAAAAGATCACTCGACCGCGGTGGGGATTGACGCGCGAGAAGAACGCCTCGAGATGAGCGCGGCCGGTGGTGGCGGGTGTGGTTGTCATCTCTCTCTCTCCAAAAAGATGGCCGACCGGCATTCGTGCCGATCGGGGCGCCCTTTGCTCCTAATTCGCTCTGTTAGGATCGATGTAGACGGGAAAGCTGCTTTCCTTGGCCCCAAGATCGAAGATTATGTTCTCGAGGTCGTTGAGCTGCGCGTGCAACACGTCCTGATGACGGACTATGTTCTGCTGCTCGTCGTCGAGGATATCGACCTGGCTCCGCAGCGCTTCGACTTCCTCGGTAAGCGCCTCGAGTTTGACGCGCGCGGCGTCACAGCTTGACTTTTGGGTCCGAGACTTAAATAACAGCATAGTTAAACCTCCTTGCTGTCTTCGGTCCGAGGTCCCGGCGCCATTCCGTCCAAAGGCGGCGCCGGGTCTCGGTGTGTTGTGCCCTTGGTGAACCGCCGGGGCGGGCACACCCGGCGGAAGCTTTCAGCCTTCAGGAAGCATCAGGCAGTGACCGACCCTCATGCCGACACGGCGATCGCTTAGCTGCACAATCTTGTCGCTATGCTCGCGCATGATGGTGTCCCAGCTGAGCGACGAAAGGCGCTCAGCCTCTTCGGGCTTTACAATCCGCAGGAGCTCGACTGGCCATTTCAGTAAATCGGCATCACCGTGGCGGCGGCCAGTGACTTCAGGTCTGATGGTGGTCATTGATCGGAGCTCCGCAGACGGGCGCATTGCCGCGCACCGTGCTGCAGAACAAACATCTGAAAATGAGAAATGACTAGAAGGGCATTTACCGCAAACGATACCGTATTTACCGCAAACAATACCGCCAACGATACCCCAAATACCGCAAACGCCGCGTCGTCAGACCTGACGCTTCACCGACTCGCGCTGTACGGCGCGCTGAATGGTGTCGTCGGAAAATCCACGCTTGAATTTTTCCTTTTTAGGATCTGTGAAGGCGTCACAGTCGGTACGAATGTCGTAACAGAATTTATCCCACGTCACTGTATCGCCGGGGCGGTCACCGTTATCCAAGCGAATTCGAACCGCCGCAATAAGCGGCGAAGGTGCTGGCTCCATTGCCTCGGTAGTCGCAGGCGCCGGCGCCTCGCTAGTCGCTGGCGCCGCCGGTTCTGTCGCTACGATAATCATAAATGCCGGTTCCGTTGCCGGTTCTGTCGTCGCGGTAGTCGCAGGTGCCGCTCCTTTGGTAATCCCGAACAGGGCGCGCACACCCAGCCAGGGCAACTGTGGTCGAATTGACGGGGGGCTGATGATCTTTAGATCCCGAAAGCCGGGCCGCGATGGGAAATACACTTCACCTGTTCGCCAATTGACTCGGTCTTGCTTGAGCCAGCGGTGCCAGGCGATTGGAACAGTTGAATGATCCATTTGTGCGGGGCGATCCTGAAGCCGGCCTTCCTCGAGCGCGCGGCCTAATGCCGTTTGCACCGCCGCCGGATCAAATCCCGTGAGTGAAACGACGAGCTCGACCGCTTCGTTAAGGAAAAGCCAATCGGGTTGCGGAATGGCAGGTGTGTTAGGCTCAGCGCTATCCTTCGCCATGGTCGCAGTCCTTGGCTTGGGTTTAGGCCGGCCGATACGTCTCCACCGTCCCGGTCGGCTGATTAATTTATCAGGCGGGTACCGGCTTGCGTAGCGGCACCACCTTGCGCTTGCGGCTCGCGATCACCGCCGACAGGTGCTCGGCCCAAAGCAGCAATGCCGCGGCGATCTCGCGCGGGTAGCCGGCTAAGTTATAGATGCCATGCACGCCGCCCTTGTGGCCGGAGGCGTGATTGAGCACCGCCTCGATGATGTGCGGCTGCACACCGATTTCCGCCATGTGGGTTGCTACGCTGCGCCGGAGATCGTGCAGGGTCCAATGTTTCAGCGGTTTGCCTTCAGCGGCGGCGATTCGATCATTGAGCAGGTCGGTGGCATACGACCAGACGGTGAAGCCCGGAATGCCGCCGCCAAAAACGTTGTCGTTGCCATCGCGTCGCGGGGTTGAGCGCAGCAAAGCGACAGCGATTTGCGGCAGCGTCAGTGTTAAAACGCGATGATTTTTGGTCCGGGTACTGGCGATGGTCATGGTGCCGCGGTCAAAATCGACCTCGTGCCATTTAAGCTCGCCGACTTCCGAACGCCGGCATCCCGTCAGCATCAGCAGTTTGACGATGCGGCCAAAGTCGTCGTCCTGACAGGCGCGCCAGATGGTGGCGAGCTCGCCCTCGGCAAGCACGCGCGCACGGGAGCGGCGGCCGGCGGCCGGGTCATTGGTAGCGATGACCGGATTGGCATCGCACAGCGCTTCCCGCATCGACCAGCTGTACAACGCCGACAAATTGGCGCGCGCCCGTCCCGCCGCGACGGGACCGTGCGTCTTGCTGATGTCCTGC